ATTACCAATGCTTAGGAAAAGGAAGATATTCTGTCTTTACAATTCAATGAATAAAATTTATTATATATTTAGCATCTTTATAACAGGGCTTATTTTTTGTTTGGCTTATATGCCTCAATCTACATTAAAAGAAGATATAGAAAAATCTGGATTAGAATTTGGATACGTCACAAAAGAAGCTTCATGCTTTACCAAAGGTATCGAGCCTATAGGATTAGAATCTCATAAATGGATATTAAATTTAAATAGTGCAAAACCATCTAATATGATCTCTAATGAACCTGTTTATGTGTCAGTAGGCTACATGATCAAAGAAGTAAGACTAAAATATAAGTCTAATGTTTTCCAAAACCCAAGATATAAAACCTTATGAAAAAAACAATAATACTATTAGCGGCGCTTTTATTAAATACCTATTCTTATACAGAAGATCAAATAAGAATTAAAATAACTAAAAATGAGCAAGGCGAAATGATGCTTAATGTATCGGGCCATAAAAGCCCAGTAGCTCTAGAAGTTAATGGAATATCCAGACAAGTAGAAGTTAATGAAAGTGATGTTAACATGGAAAAAGAATTTCAATTCTCTACTTTTAGTTCTCCAGACACAGCCTCTGGAGCTTCGTCTACTCCAACCGATTCTCAATATAGAATACCTCCAGTATTATCAAATGGAGTTCCATCTCAAGCAACTCCAATTTAATGTTGTGTAAACTCTATATATGTTACTTAAAATTAAGAACTGGTGGGCTAATTTAAAATCCTATGATAAGTTCTTTTTTATCACTTTTGTTCCTGGTATACTTTTCACGCTTTGGGGGCTAAGTGACCTTTACATTAATTACTTTGATTTATTAAGTAAGGAAGATCACCTTCAATTCTTTCTTAGAGTATTCTTTCCAGTATCATTAGCTACTTTCATTACTGTTCTAGAATATAATAAGAGAAAAAAACTAATAAAAGATATCAAAACTTATTTGGATGAGTAGTGTAATATAATTTATGGCTTTTATAGTTAAAAGAGATCCACCACCCATCACCACCTCAAGAGCCTTTAATTCTTCTGGAGTCCAAGTAGGCTCAACAAATACTGGTAATATTCCCAACTCTTGGGTAGCAAACGAAGATACTATTACCTCTGTTACATTTGCAAACGATAATAGCGTAACGAGCATTGGTAGCAACGCATTTTTTTATTGCACCAGTCTAGCCACCATTACCATCCCTAACAGCGTGACCAGCATTGGAAGTAGTGCGTTTGACTATTGCACTAGCTTAACCAGCATCACTATACCTAACAACGTAACGAGCATTGGGAGTTATGCGTTCGATGATTGCGCCAGCCTAACCACAGTCACAATAGGAACAGGCGTGACTAGCATTGGGCAGTATGCATTCAGATTCGCACCAATTTCACAGTTTATTTTATCATCTGGAAGAACCCAAATTCCAATTAGTTTTGCGTACAGTTCTGGAATCAATGGAGAATTAGTCATACCAAATTCCGTAACAAGTATTGGGCAATCTGCGTTTTTTCAGAATAACTTTACCTCAGTTACTATCCCCAACAGCGTAACGAGCATTGGGGTTAGTGCATTTCAAGATTGCTCTAACCTAACCACGCTTACTTTACCAACTAATGTAAGCTTTACGAGTATTGCTAGTTATGCGTTTTATGGTTGCATTAGTCTACCCAGTATCACAATTCCCAACAACGTAACGAGTATTGGAACCTATGCGTTTTCTAATTGTGGCATAACCACAATCAACTTTGGAAGTGGCGTAACGAGTATTCCATTGGCCGCGTTCAGAAATTGCACTAGCCTAGCTAGCGTCACCATCCCCAGCATCGTAACCAGTCTTGGTGATTATGCGTTTTCTGGTACTGGTCTAACCAGCATCACTATCCCTAACAACGTAACAAGCATTGGGGATTATGCGTTCTATTATTGCACCAGCCTAACCACCATCACCTTTGGTACTGGCCTGACTAGTACTGGTAGTTATGCATTCAGAAATTGCACTAGCCTAGCTAGCGTCACTTTTCCCAGCAACGTAACAAATATTAGTTTTCAATCATTCAGAGCTTGCACTAACCTATCAACAGTCACTATTGGAAGTGGCGTAACTAGCATTGAGAATGAGGCATTCCAAAATTGCACCAGTTTAGCCAGTATCACTATCCCCAACAACGTAACGAGTGTTGCGGATTATGCGTTCCAAGGTTGCACTAACCTATCAACAGTTCTTTGCTATGTCGCGCAATCAGTTTTTTCAAATGTTGCACTTACAGGAACCGCCTCGCCATTAACTATACGAGCCAGAAGCACCGATGCCTCTTGGACGGCTGGAACTGGATTATCAATCAAAGGCAATACAAATGTTACAGTCATAAAGAACTTGTAGAAATCATTAAAGATTTCACTTGATTTTAATTGACAAAATATATTATAGAATATATAATATATATATGAGTAAAACAGTTCACTTTGTATCTGGACTTCCAAGAGCAGGATCAACATTATTAATGAATCTTTTAGCGCAAAATCCTAAAGTTCATTCAACCGCCACTAGTGGGCTTCATGAAATAGGTTATATTGCTAGACAATTTCATAGCACCGAAGAGTTTAAGACAATTCCAAATCCCCAAGATGGCGAGACTTTATTTTATGATTATGTAAAGGGTGGATGTGAAAATGCTTTTAATAGATTAACAGATAGACCTATAGTAGCTGATAAATGCCGTTCTTGGATTGGACATCTTGATATGCTCTTTGCAATTTGGCCTAACGCAAAAGTGCTAGTGCCAGTTCGTGATATGCGTGGCATCCTTTCTTCTTTTGAAAAGAAATGGCAAAAGCATCCATTCCCATTTACTGGCGTTGAAAAACAAAATCCTCAAAATTGGACTACTGTAGAGAAGAGAGCTCAAGGCTGGCTCAACATTCCTCCACTTGGAATTGCTGTTGAAAGATTATCTGACGCGGTTAAAAGACACAAAGATAAATTACATTTTGTTAATTTCGAAAATCTTACAGAAAATCCAAAAAAAGCCATGGATGGAGTATGGGATTATTTAGAATTAAAAGCTCCAAAGCATGATTTTAATAATGTAGAACAGTACACAACAGAGCATGAAGCTGGTTGGCCATATGGAGATCACACCATAAGGAATAAAGTACAGCCTTTGGAAAAAGATTGGAACAAAGTGCTAGGAAAAGAATTTTCAGAGCAAATTAATCAAAGTTTTAAGTGGATCGATCTTTTGTAAAGTGTAATAGTTTTCATGAACCCAATTAATCTCGGGTTGTGTAAAATAAAATGAGCTTAATAATTAAAAAAAATACAACCTTCAAAATTCCAAGAACACCACCTATAAGTTTTTTAGGATTAGCTCTTTGGCTCAAGGCTGACGCTGGAGTAAGCAGATCGTCTTTTAACTATATATCAGAGATTGAGATAGCAGGAACAAGCTCACCAAATCTAAACGGAACTTATACTGCTATTCCACCAACCTCTGAATCGTCTAGTTACGGTTTTACTGGCCCATCGAACGGATTTTCTATGGGCTGGAACCAGAGTGAAGAACGGTTTGAACTTTTTAGCGACGAATACTCAGAAAGGGGTTTTATATCAGTAGATGGGATTAATTGGAATATATATAATTCGTTCCTTTATCAATTAGATATTAATGGTGGTTCTGGTGGTGGTTCTGTTGGAACATATACTTGGAACGATAATGAAGAAGCTTATTATCATTCTTCAGGAGCTTTTGATATTCAAGGAACAGACTTAAGAGACGTGGACACAAATGAACTTATTTCCCAAAATTTTCAACCTGATTATCAAGGAGAATGGAGTAATAATGGTGGAGACACAGAAAATAGAGTATTCATTCCTGCTGGCTCTATTAGCGGAAGCGTTACGACTTCAACCGCAAATACTGACCATGTAACAGCTTGGGCAGATCAGAGTGGGAATGGAAATAATGCAACACCTGTTGCCGATAATCCTATTTATAATATCTCCGATTTAAATAGCAAGCCAACAATATCGCTTACATCAATGTCTGATTATGTTGAAAGAGTATTCTCAATTTCAATAAATCCACTTGGTGTAGCAGGATCAACAGCTTTTTCAGTTCAATATGTGGAGGATGTTTGTGATGTTGGTGATGACAATGGGGCGATGTTGGGAAATTTTGGAGGGAGTGCAACTCAAACTCATTATCCGTATGGGCTAGATTGTTTAGTTTATGATGCTTTCGCAACAACTTCAAGAAAAGTGGAGTTAACTCCACCAACAGCCATAACTGCCACTTGGAGTATTTACTCGGTTCATAGCACAAACGGAGAGTGGAAGGATTATGTAAATGGAGCGTTAATGTATTCAGATTCAGACAATACTTACGATAATTCGATTGGGGGAGATGACACGACTTTATATATAGGAAAACAAACAGGCTTGGGAAATTTTAGCTTAAAAGGGAAAGTAGCAGAAGTAATCGTATATAACCGAGTCCTCACAACTCCAGAGCGCCAACAAGTTGAGGCATATTTAAACTCTAAATATGAAATTTATTAATTTTTACTTAACTCTCTCTACTAAATAATATATATAAATTAATACAGCAAAACAAATTAAACTAGTAGAAATGGTCATATCTCTTCTTACACCTGTATTAAAACATGTGTAATGCTATATGTGCCTATACCTGAGAAAAAAGATAACGAAAAACAAAATGACTATATGGGTCGCTGTATGGAATTCATGAAAGATGAGAAATATCCTCAAAAACAAAAAGTGGCAATTTGTTTAAATACATATAGTAACCCAAAAAGTAAGTCTAAAGCTAACGAAATCGAAATAGATTTTTCAGAAGATATCAAAAAGATGAACAAGCAAAAAGAAACAAAAGTAGAAGAAGCCTCAAAAATTGAAGTAAAGCCAGAACAAGCAAGTAATACAGCTGTAACTGCTCCTCCAGAAGTTAAAGTAGATCAAGCCTAATTTAAAATTAGATTAAATTAATCATTTAATATATAATATTATTAAATGAAAAGATATTGTACTTCTTGCGGTTCCCCCACAGAATATTCGGTTAAAAAACCAATTTTTTGTTCGAATTGTGGTATTCCTTTCGATAAAACTCAAGTTAATAGAGTCATCCCTAAGCCAATTGTAGAGAAAAGAACAATCAATCCAGTAGTAGCTAATAATCTAGATTATGAAATTGATAATGAACTCGATAACGAAACAGACGATGTCAATATTCCAAATATCTCTCAAATTCAAATAGATGTAGAGTCAGATAATAATTCAAAATCTAAAGGAATAAAGCTTGGACAACTTTTAGGAACGAACACTCAAGCAGAAAAAAAACCCAGAGAAAGAATTAAAGGTAAAAAAAATTCTAAGAAACAGGTATTAGAAGATTTTGCAAAAGAAGCAGGAACAATTAAGAAATCAAAAAGCCCTCGATGAAGTCTTCTGAAGCAACCTTCGAAGATAGAATTTCGGAGATCAATCAAGAGATTAATAAAAGAAGGCATAAGTGGAATTTAACAACCTTAGCTTGGATGGATTTTAGTGATGTATCTCAAATATTAAGAATCCATATATTTAAAAAATGGAATCTTTATGATTCAGATAAACCTTTAGCGCCTTGGGTTAATAGGATAGTAAGTAATCAAATCAAAAATCTTATTAGAAATAATTATGGAAATTATTCTAGACCATGTTTAAAATGTGCAGCAGCAGAACAAGAAGACTCCTGCACGATTTATGGATCTCAATGTAGTAAATGTCCATTGTATGCTAAGTGGGAAAAAAGTAAGAAATCTGCCCATGATATAAAATTACCAGTCGCTTTAGAGAATCATACCCAAGAAGTTCATAATATTGTTCAACACGAAATAGATATTGAAAAAACTGCAAAAGGCATTCACGCAAAGATGCAACAAATTCTTAAACCTATTGAATGGAAATTTTATGAATTATATTACATTAAACATAAATCAGAAGAAGAGTCAGCTAAGTTAATGGGTTATAAAACCACAGAGAAGAATAGAAAAATTGGTTATAAACAAGTTAAAAATCTTAAAAAATCAATAATGATTAAGGTCAAAAAATGTTTATACAATGGAGAAGTAGATATTCATTAATATGAGTGAGGATATAATGGCTCTTACAGAAGAGCAACAGTTAATTTTACTAAAAGAATGGAATGATCGTTCAGATAATCCTCCATCTTTAACAGAACTAGTTAAACTAGCTTTCAACAGAGAAGACCTTGATGGTAGAAGCAAAGAGGGCAAGGCTGTTAAAAATTTCTTAGCTTCAAGAAAGATTAAGCCAAGGAAAAGTCATGAATATGAAGCTAAAGGTTTAATAGAGTTAACAGAAGAGCAGAAAGAGTATATTAGTAATAATTGCGCTACAATGACTGGCGTTGAAATATCAAAAATTCTTTTCAAAAATGAAGCTTTAACTAATTTAAGTCAAGAGACAAGAACAGTGTTAGAGCATATGAAAACTATACCGTCTAACGTAAGATATTCAGACGCTAATCAAAATGTTGCCACAGAAAGTTATAAACCACCACGAAGTGAAGAGAGAATGATAGTTAAAATAAATAGATATATCATGGAGGGAATAGATAAAGAAAAGATGACAGGAAGAAATAAGAAAGAAATACATTCTTTAATTGGATACATGAACACTTATAGATTTACTCATCAAATTAATCTTTATGATGACGAAGATGATAGAGACCTATTCGAAAGTAGTTTTTTAAGATATACTTATGACAAGAGCGACCTTACTCAAGAAGAAGTTGATCAATATATTGTTCTAGCCACAGAGGTAGTTATATCATCCACAATTCAACAAACTATTACAGCTTTACAAAATCAAATAGATTTAGCTACCCAAGAAGACGGAAGAATTCCAATGGCTATTGTAGAAGCTAGTAGCACAGCGCGAAAAGAGTACAATGATTGCGTAAATCGTCAACAAAAGTTATTAAATGATTTAAAAGTAAAAAGAAGCGATAGACTAAGCAAACAAATAAAAGATAACGCTAGCATATTAAACCTTGTAGAAATGTGGAAGCAAGAAGAGTCTAGAAAAAAATTATTAAAAATGGCAGATTTAAGAAAAGCTATTGTTAAAACAGAGATAAATAGACTTGATTCTATGGATGAATTAAAATGTAAAATTTTAGGAATATCTGAAGAAGATATTCTAAATGGATAAAAATTATGTCAGTTATATGCAAAGTAGACGGGAAAGAATTTCCAAGTGAAAAAGCTTTACACATGTCTTTAAAAGGATACAAGCTTAATAAAACAAAATACTATCAAACATATTTTGAAAGACGAGATCTTTTAACAAACGAACTTATTAATTTTAAAACCAAAGAACAGTATCTTAATAGTGATTTTAATGATAAAAATAATATGAAAAAATGGCTTAAACAGCAACCTATTGAAAAAGCTCAAGAGTATTGCAAATCATTAATTGCTAAAAGAAAACAAGATAAAAATCTATTATATAGTCCTTCTCAAGTAGAGTTAAGAACAATAATGTGTCCATCAATTGTATTCTATAATAAGATATTTCCCGACTATTATGAAGTTTGTGCTAATTTAGGTTTAAAGAATAAATTTACTCATGCAAATAACATAGTTGATCAATTCAAAAATAAGTTAAATAAAAAATCAATCATTTATGTTGATACAAGAGAACAGAGTTGGTTAAAATTTGATACAAAATTTGAAATTAAAACATTACCATTTGGAGATTATTCTTGTAGTAATGATAACTGTAAATGCTTTATAGAAAGAAAAAGCCTAAGTGATTTTATTAGTACTTTAAGTGTTAAAAATTTTGATAGATTTAAAAATGAAATAGAGCGAGCAAAGAAAAGTGGAGCTTATTTAATAGTAGTAGTAGAAGAAAAATTATCTAACGCTCTTAGCTTTCAATATCTTCCTCATATTAGTAAAAAGATTAAAGCTACGCCAGAGTATATATTCCATAACGTTAGAGAACTATTGCAAAGTTACGATAATCTGCAATTTCTTTTTGTAGATGGAAGAGTAGAAATGACAAGAGTTATTGAGTCTATTTTTACATCAAATTGCTTTTATAAAGAGGTAGATCTTCAATTAGCTTATGATTTAAAACTTTTATGATATACTCACCAGAGAAATATAAAAAAGAATACCATGACATTAATAAAGAATTAATGGAATTAAAAGGCGTACTAAACGATAAAGAAGCAAAAATTAGTTTAGTGAAATTCTTGAGAGCAAACTTAGGTTTTACTACAGAGCTAATTAGTGGTATAAAACTAGCGCCATACCAAGAGATACATTTAAAAGCTTTAATGGCTAGAAATTTTAATATGTGTATTTGGGGTAGAGGTTGCGGAAAAAGCTTTGTGGCTGCTGTTTTTTGCTTTCTTCAATGTGTTTTTGAACCAAATACAAAAATTTTAATTGCAGGACCAACCTTTAGAACAGCTAGATTCATATTTAATAATCTAGAAAAAATTGTAAATAGTAAGGGCGCAGAATTGCTTCAACAAGCTTTTGGCTCTAAGAGTAAAAGAAACGATCAATATGAATGGGCTATTAATGGTGGAAGTATAGTCGCTATTCCCTTGAATGGAGAAAAAATTCGAGGATTTAGAGCAAATGTGCTTGTATTAGATGAGTTCTTGCTTCTTCCAGAAGATATTATTAAAACTGTTTTAATGCCTTTCTTAGTTGCGCCACAAAATATGAAAGAAAGAATGGAAATTAGAGAGACTGAAGATATCTTAATAAAAGATGGATTAATGAAAGAGGAGGATAGACTCGTATTTGAAAATAATAGTAAAATGATAGCATTATCTTCTGCAAGCTATACTTTTGAAAACCTTTATAAAACACATAATGAATGGGTAGAAAAAATTAATTGTAAAGAAGCTACAGAAGCTTCTTATTTTATTTCTCAATTAAGTTACGAGGCTCTTCCATTGGAAATGATAGATAAGACTATTATTGAAGAAGCGCAAAATGGCGGATCAAGTCATAGTAGTTTTTTAAGAGAATACTGTGCAAGATTTATTGATGGTAGTGATAGCTATTTCAGTGCTAAAAAGATGGAAGACTGTACCGTTAAAAATGGAGAAACTCCTCACACCCTAATGAAAGGAACTCCTGGAAAAAAATATGTTTTAGGTATTGATCCTAATATGAGCGATAGTCCAAATGCAGATTATTTTGCTATGGCAGTAATGGAGATTGATGAAGAAAATAAAATTGGCACATTAGTTCATACTTATGCTGGATTAGGCAATTTAAAAAATCACGTTAATTACTTTTATTATATTATGACGAACTTTAATATTGTATTTATGATTTTGGATAATGCTGGGGCTGATATATTCCTTTCAGCTTGCAACCAGTCTGAATTATTTAAAACCAATAATATGATCATTAATACTTTTGAATTTAATTCCGATTTAGAGGGCCCAGATTATGATCAAGAAGTTAGAAAAACAAGAAACAGTTATAATCTAGAATCAAAAAAAATAGCCTTCAATCAAGTCTTTACAAGTAATTTTATTCGTAAAGCTAATGAACACTTGCAAGCCTCTATTGATTACAAAAAAATATGGTTTGCTAGTAAGACTTGTGCAAATGACAATTTCTTTGAAACTGTATTCTCTCAGAGTATTCCATTAGATTTAATGAAAACAGAAGAAAAGAAAGACTGGTCTACTTTAGATTTCATTGAAAATCAAGATGACTTTATTTATCAAACTAAAAAGCAATGTACTCTAGTAGAACACTCATCTACAGCTAGAGGCACCCAAACCTTTGATTTACCCCAGCATTTAAAAAGAAGTAGTTCATCTAATAAAGCCAGAAAAGACAATTATTCTGCACTTTTATTAGCTAATTGGGGTTTAAAGTGCTATTATGATATAATGACCGCGTCAAAAGAAGAGATATCTCAGACTTTCACCCCAATAATGATAAAATAAGTGTAATATTTACGAATATATGAGCAAAAAAACTAAAAAAATCGAAGAAACTAAAGCCTCAGTAGAATTTCCACAGCCTCAAGATCAAGTAACCCCACTTATGGTATATGGAACAGACGCATCAGATAAGAAAAGAGCAAAAATAGCAGAAATTAGGGGTTCAACTGGTATGCGTAGAAACGCTTCTTCAACAATTGAAAGAACTGATAGGTTTACAAATATTGATACAGGCATTATTCCTTTTAGATATTCTAATTATGTTAAAAATATGTCTACTCTAGATGTTAGAGATGCTATCGTTTTATGTCAAAAAGCTTATTATAATGTAGCAGTTTTTAGGAACACAGTTGATTTAATGACTGAATTTTCTAATAGCCCTATTTACTTAACTGGTGGTAGTAAAAAATCAAGAGAATTTTTTGAAGCATATTTTAAAAAAATCAATATAGCAAGTTTTCAAGATCAATTTTTCAGAGAGTATTACAGAAGTGGAAATGTATTCACTTATAGATTTGATACTTCTTTAACCAGCGAACAATTATTAAAAATAACACAAACTTTTGGTTCTAAATTAAAATCAATTGCCCAAGACGGCTCAGTTAAACTTCCAGCAAGATATACAATTGTTAATCCAGCTGATATTTATGTTGGTGGAACAGTTAATTATGCTTTTAATATTTATTATAAATTATTGAGCGATTACGAATTAGAAAGACTAAGAGATCCAAAAACAGATGAAGATATTGAAGTTTATAATAGTCTTCCTCAAGATGTTAAAGATAAGATTAAAAGTAAAAACAATTCTTATATTCTTGTTCCATTAGACAAGAGCAAACTAGCGGCAGTATTTTATAAAAAGCAAGATTACGAGCCACTTTCTATTCCAATGGGATTTCCAGTTCTTGATGATATCAATTGGAAACTTGAAATGAAAAAAATGGACATGGCAGTAACAAGAACAATGCAACAAGCGGTTCTATTAGTTACAATGGGAGATACTCCCGACAAAGGTGGAGTAAATCAAAAGAATCTACAAGCGATGCAACAATTGTTTGAGAATCAAAGCGTAGGAAGAGTTCTTATCGCAGACTATACAACAAAAGCTCAATTTGTTATTCCAGATATTGGTAATCTAATTGGACCACAAAAGTATGAAGTAGTAGATCGTGATATTCAAATTGGATTAAATAATATTCTTATTGGCAATGAAAAATTTGCAAACACAAGCATCAAGGTTCAAGTATTTGTTCAAAGATTAAAGCAAGCTAGAGAAGTATTCATTAATGAATTCTTAATTCCAGAAATTAGAAGAATGAGCAAAGACATTGGCTTTAAGAGTTTTCCAAGTCCAACGTTTCAAGATATTGACATCAAAGATGATGTGCAATATTCTAGAATTTACAATAGACTAGTAGAATTAGGCGTATTAACTGCAGAAGAAGGATTAGCTGCAATTGAAACAGGAAGATTGCCTACTCAAGAAGAGTCTTTAGAATCTCAAAGAAAATTCAAAGAGCTTAGAGATGAAGGTTTATATCAACCAATCATTGGTGGAAGTGCAGCGGGTCAAGCTGGAAGACCATCTGGCTCTAGTGGAATACCTCAATCTACTAAAAATGTAAAACCAATTGGTACAAAAGCTTCATTCTCAGTTGTTAAAATTAAAGATAATATCTTAGCATCTCAAAACCTAGAAGAAGAGGTTAAATCTGCTGTTAGGAAAAAGTTTAATGTTAAAAAATTAAGCAATCAACAAAAAGAAAGTGCAGAAAATATATCTGAAATTATTATAGCTAATGAACTTCCAGAAAATTGGACAGCTAAAATTGAAGATTATATAGAGAAACCTTTTGATCAAAATCAAGAGCAAATCAATAACATTCAAGAGATTGCCGTTGAACATCAAGTCTCGAATTACATGGCTTCATTGTTGTATCATAGTAAAGCTTAAAAAGTGTAATCCTATACAAGGATTAAGGTTATGGCAAGAAATAGAATAATCTACAATGTAGAAGGTTTATATGTTGCTCCATATAGTGGAGAACAAAAAGCTGGGTCTGATTATTACTTAGCTAATAATATTATTCTTAAAAGATTAGAAAAAATACAGAACTTTAATTATTCAATCCAACAGCCCAGATTAAATGCTCAAGGGTTTGGACAAAAACAAAATATTTTTCGTGGAATTTCTGGACCACCAGAAGTAACTTTTAATTTTTCATATATTGCGGATGGTGTTACAAATGAAAATAGATTAGATTTTAATGTTAATCATTTCTCTGGATTTAATTCCCCAATGTTTTCTGGGTTATGCACTAATAGCGGATCATTAAATGATAGAGATTTTTATCTTGTTATAAATAAAAATGATAACGATTTGTTTTCTGAAAATGCAACACTTACAAATTCTTTAATTAATCCAACCAATACTACCCAAATAATAAATTCAAATAGTCAAAATTATGGATTATTACATTTTCAAAACTCTTATCTCAATGAATATTCTTTTAATGTTTCACTTGGAAATTTGCCAGTAGTAAATCAAAGTTATGTTGCAGATAATATTGTTTTTTATACTAGTGGATCTGGGGTAAAGCATACTTCTTTAGATTTAAGATCTGGAACCAATCAAGTAAACAACGATACAATTATTATTCCAAAAGCTTTAAATTATAATCAAACTGAAATTAGTGGACAAAATATTCTTCTGCCAGGAGATGCAACTGTTAGTTTTTATACAAGTAATACTGGGGTTTTATTTTATACTGATACAATTCAAAGCTTAGATTATTCATTATCTTTTAATAGAAAATCTTATAAAGCAATTAATTACAAATTCCCATTATTAAGAAAAATAGAATTCCCGATTAATGGAAAATTAAATACAAGTTTTGTTGTAGAAGAAGACCTTGTTGGTTCGTTTTTTGACACTTTAAACAGAGACGATAATTATAATGTTGTTGTTGATTTTAGTAATTCAAGAAGAGGAGTAAATAAAACAAAATTGACTTTTAGTGGTTGTAAATTCACAAATATTAATTACGACTCTTCTATCGGAAGCAATAAAACTGCCACATTAAGTTTTGACTTTGATCTTGATCCAGATTTTGGAAGAAGAGGATTATTTGTTAGTGGAAACGTATTATATGGAGTTTTAAATAATCAAAAGAAAGTATTGATATTTTAATTTTTAATATATATAATATAGTGTAATATCTTATGAAAACTATGCTATCTAAAATCTTTGGCGCCAATTGGAGATCTTCCACTTCTGGAGTTACCAC